TGTATCGATATCCATACCTATTCCTCACTTGGTTTCTTGTATTCTAGCGCTCGTGTACTGTCTGTGATTCCACTAGTCGTTGGGTCATTGACCAAACCGATAGCAGTCAAGAACACGAATACCGCATTGACAAGCAGAATCAGCTTGTTGCCGATATCACCCAAATCCAGATGATATCCAAATACTGCTGCACCAGCTTGCAAGACAAGCAAGAATGCTGGGATTGCAGTCAGCCAAAAGAATTTATTTTTTAGTCGTAGTTTCCAATTAATCATTGTTTTTTATTCTCCTTTTTTAGAATAAGAAATGCTTGATGATTTCATCAGCAATCGCTTTATGTCCTAAATCTCCGGGGTGACTTGCCACCCCTGCGTTAGTGATCGTATAGTTAGAGCCGTCTGGAAGTCTTAATACCTTGCCCATTTCAGACTTGTATTTAGCGTCCTTAGAATACTGATAAATATCAACAAATGTAACATCGAGTGGCTTACAGATACGCTTGATTCTTTCAACGAAATCTGGTGAAGCGTAGTAGATACCGACCCAGTAGATTAAGGCCTTCGGTGAGGCCGTCCTAATCCAATTGACGAGGTTAGGAATATCTGTTTCAAGGTTCTTGCGTTTCTCGTCAGTGTTGAGGTTGTCGCCAAACTGCAAAATAACAATATCCGTATTACTGCTTAACGACCTCTTCATTTTGCTATCGAACGTCGAACGTCGATTATTTGGGTCAGATTCCCAGTCCGCACCATTCCCACGTTCTACGACTGCCCTAGGATTTTTAGACATAATATAGTTTTTAACAAGAGTGAAATAATCTTTGTCTGGAGCACTAGCAGCCATCCCCATGCCCTTAAGCCATGGATGGCTTAGGATTGAGTTACCAAAAATTGCTACACGATTAGGAACGCTTGAAACCGTTGATAGATTGCCGTTATTATCAACTAACAAACGGAATTTAGTCCCGTTCGGACTGGTAATCATTGGCATTTTTTTAAACAGTTCCAAACCAGACACAATCGGTTCAATTTTATCAACTTTCTGCTTCAAAATTTCGGCTTTTTCTCGCGTACTCTCGTCAGCTACCTTGTAATTGAACGGAATAGCATTATCTGTTCCGTACATAATCTTTCCGGAATATCCTGCATTATTCGTAACGTGTTGTGCGTCTTGGATTAAGTTACGCTCTCCTCTTGCAGCATAGACTGTATTGTCGTGTGCTTCAAAAAACAATTGTTCGCCATAGAAGATTTCATGTTCTTCATTGATAACATCAAGTGTGTTATATCCAGTGCTCAACTGTTTTTGAAAAATTCTAGGCGATACTATCAAATCATTCTGGTCAATGTTCCCGATAGCAAAATTGTATGTCCCAGCTTGCTTCACGTACACATTAATCGTATCGATGAAACCACGACTCTTTTCCCATTTTTTGATAGGCGACATATAACTGAGATTATTCACAGTCGTTTGTTGTGTTGCATCTATCCCAGTAATGTTCGACCCAAATTGGGTAGTGTTGGTCTCTGGGATGATAAATGGAACATTGGGAGTAATCGCACTTGCTCCATATTCGAGATTATCAAGATTTCTAGCACTTCCAAGGCCACCTTGAAAAATTTTAGACGGTTTATCAGTGATTAACCGAGTTATCAGGATGTATCCGTCGACATTTGGTATGAAATCCCTTGTGATTATCTCATCTTTAGATGAGAAGCTAAAAATTTTAGTTCCTGATTTATCAAAATAATGCGTGAACACTCCACGAATATTCTTCAATCCGTAAGTGATACCAGCTTTTAAGTTTACTGCTGGATAAGTTCCCCAGGTATCAGCATCATAAGTGCCGTTACCATTTCCAGACCATGCTTTACCAGCTTTGAAAGTCTTCTCATCAAGGATTTGCTTCACGACTTCTACGAAACTCAGTTCTTCTGGCTGAATGTCTAGTGAAAGTTTGGGAATTTTCAACGAGATATAATCGCTTGGAAGATTTGAGAAATCCACGTTCGCGTTCCTTAACTCTTTCAAAGAGGCGTTAAAGACTTTTGCGTTTTCGTTTGGTTGCGATGTGATGTAAAGGATAGCATCTTCACTAGCTACATAGTCAGTAGTGACTAAAGAATCAGATTGAGAGAATTTAGTTAATAATCGTGTTCCGTCTTTTGACACAACATAGCTAAATACACCTCGGATATTTAGTAAGTAGAACTTATCGCCTTTATCAACAGAAATCGGCTTGTATTTAAACCAGCCATTTGAATTGAAGGAACCCATATTCTTGTCCCAAAGCCAAACAGAGCCGTCGATCTTATTCTCATCTTTTAATAGCTGTTCGACTTTCTTGAACACATTATCATCTAATTTCTTTGAAACTTCCTCTTTGGTCGCTAGATGAGAAATGTTCTGATGTTCTGTCAGATAATGCTTCTCTTCAAGTTCTTCATGCGTGACAATCTGAGAATAGTCAATCTCAGCTGCCTCATGCATTTCCTCTTTAGTTGCGTAACGTGTCCTGATATCCTTGATATCCTTACCGATTTCCGTCGCTAGACTTTCAAGGTTATTCATAGATATCACGCTTTCGCTTGATTGTAAGTCTCAACTAAATCAAGATTAGCAATTTGGTCTACACGTCCGCTTACTTCTGTTACTTTCCCAAGAAGTGCGCCGTTTGCATCTTGATCCATGCTCGTGATTTTTTCTGCAATTTCTTTCAAAGTATCCAGATTTTCAGGTACTGACTCACCCAAGATTTCAGCCTTAACTTCTGATTTAACTTGAGTGACTGCTTGCGAAATAGCTTGCGTCATTGCTGAAGTCTCTACTTTAGTGCTGACGCTTTGTTTAACTTCCTTGATATCTGATCCGACTGCTTGTGCGAATGCTGTTAATTTTGTTGTATCCATTGTTTTTTTAAACCTTTCCTAAGTTGTAATAAAAAAGCAAGTCTGGAAATTCCGGACTCACCGTGCCATCGCTACCTACAGTTCTTCCTGCAAGCTGCTTCTCAACTTCTTTTTCGATGTCTAACTCCTTCAAAGTGTAGATATCTTCAGTAACCAATTCCTTGTCTGAGTCTTCAATTTCAATATAAGTGTCTCTGTCGCTTGGGAAAATATACCCTCCGACCGAAATTTCTACTCGGTATTTACCGCTAGGTAGAATACTGTCTAAATTGAAATTGACAGAATGGCTAGTGACGGGAGCAGTTGTCTTCCATCTTCGTTGTCCCTTTGTCAGAGTGACAACCGCATCTTGACCTTCGAACAAGGTCATGACACGGTAATTCTCGTCTAACAACTCAAACCCAAAGGTAGAAGACAAATCCCCTTGTTTAATAAGGTCGCCACCATCAATCCGAGCCAAATTGGTTGTATTAACTTTGCGGTTGTTACAACCCATTCTGAACCTCTTTCTATCTAATCATCAATTAAGATATCTGTCGTAATATCCAATTTCTCAAAATCGCAGTATAAACGATCTATGTATCCATTACCTCCTAGAGTTTTATAGCTTTTGTGCATGCTTTCCACTAAGGAGAATTCATCTCGAGAAGTATATCCTCTGTTAATAGCCCGTCGCATATCACGGTCAAGGCGCAATTTCATAGTATTTAGATGCGCCTCGTCGTGTACTTTAAGCTTTTCTTGAACTTCATCAATTTTGGCATTGCTATCTTTTGCGGTTTTGTGCGCGTCATTGATTTGCTTTTTCACGTCTTCAAGCTCTGAGACGATTTTATCCGTCTCTTCTTTGGCTTTTTTCGGCAACCGATAGCTTATCCAAGCAATGATTGTTGGAGTTAGCACCGGCATTACGCTAGTGAAAAAGTGTTCTATTTTCTCAAAGACGTCCATAAACACCTCTCTAGTTCGCCAAATGGCTCAAGCCAAGGCGTTCCAATTCTTTGCGTACACGGTCTTTGAAGCGTTTGTTGACAAATGAAAAGTCAATCGCTTCACGTTTTAGCAAGTTAATGTACATGTCGATTTTAGCTTGGTCTAATGTAATCTTACTCATTGTTGCTACCTCCATTGTTTTCACTAGCGCTCGCTTCGCTTGTCGGTGTAGGAATTTCATGTTCTGTCTCGCTTTCTGTTGGTTGTTCTACTGCTGGTGCAGGTTGAATAGGTGCTTCTGCTACTGGTTGTTCAGTAGTTGGTTGCGCTGGAGCTGGTGCTGGTTCAGATATGACCACGTTTGGAACTCCGTTTGTAGCCACTTCTGTAGCTGGTTGGGGTTCTGGTTGAACTGGTGGGGTTACTGGAGCCGGTTCAGCAGGGTGTGTTTCTGTTTCTGCAACGTGAGATGCTTCCTCATGTCCCTCTGCTTCGTTCTCATGCTCATGATCAATACCGTTGTGTTTCTCAAGCACTTCCAAGCGTGCAAAGATTTCTTCGATATCGTCAGTGTTATGCAAGCTGACCTTCTGCATACCTTCCATAAGCTGGTTGGCTTGTTCAAGTGCTGCAGTTGTTTTAGCCAATTGTTCTTGGTTTTTGACAATGGCACTTGTAGGGTCTAACTCAGTTCGTAGCACATCTTTAACCGCTTCGATGAGGGTTTCATCTGCGTCACCCATATGGTCTCCGTCAAGTTCACGAGTGAAAAAAGTAAACGGCTTGTCACATTGAATAGAGACTTCCGTCTTGCCAACTCTGAAAAATTTATTTACTAATTTATAGTCCATTTTTGTTTCTCCTGATTATTTGAAATAAAAGAATAGTGAATCGCCATTTGCGAAATTACTTTTAAATACTTGTTTTTGATTATCGTCCTTAAACGAGATATAGAGCGATTTTCCTCTACGGTAATTATCTTGCCCTGTATTCCTATCGTACAACCGCGCATACTTCGCATAAACAGTTGTAATTGTATCGTTACGGTGTTGAATCCGTACTTTAACATCCTTTACTCTGCTCTCATCACGATATTTATCGTTGAAACCGCTTGAACTTATTGAATCAAAAATCAAATACCCTTGTGAATCGTACGGAGTTCTTAGATTCTGGTAATACCCAACATAGACCCACTTACTCCAGACAAGTCTCGTTCCAACATAACGCTCGATGATATCTTTACCACCAACATAGATACCTTCTCTTGTAGCCATAGCATCACCTACTCATACACATCATAGATTGTGTTCGGGTCTTTGTACGAAATTGACTCATACTGCGATTTAGAGCCGAACCAATACTTCATTTGCTGATTTCCGTTTTGATTAATCAGCTTGTGGGCTACGATTTCAGACGGTAAGCTAGGGATATTTAAAGCCGACCTATTAACTCGTAAAACACCCGAATTATCGACTGTAATCGTTGAGTTGTCAGGTCGCACCACACCAGTCTGCCCACTAGTTGCAGTCTTAGCTTTCAACACACCATTTGAAACCTCAGTCGTCTGATTATCAGGTCTGACAATCCCATTTGAGTTTGACGTAGCTACTGACACATTGCTACTCATTCCATTTTTTAATGTCTGCACAGATACTTTCTTCAACCCACGGCCATCATGAATCATGATGTTGTCCGAGTCATTAACCTGATATGTTTGTGGTAAGTCAGTTACTTTTCGTGTCTGTGTACTAATTACTGCCATATTATCCCTCCATTCTATATTTCCAATCTGCGACAATCACACGGCCATTTTCATCAGCAAGCAAGGTATGCTCTGTACCATCTTCCGTACGAATCGGTGCAGTGAAGTCGTTCTGCAAGAACATGTACTCAATAGCATTTAGTCTATCTTCGTGTTCCTGAACCTCACGCTTCAAAGCTTCTACAGACTCATAACTTGCTTGTCTAATGTTGTCTACGTTACCCAAACCAACTTGCTGCTTCGTAACGCTATGTGGATTGTTGCGACTGTTTAAGTGATTTTGAAAATCAACTTTACTTGCTTGTTCGACGTTTGCGACATTACCTAGTCCCACTTGTTGTTTAGTGACACCGTGTGGGTTGTTTCGGTTGTTGATGTGACCAGTTAGGTCAACCTTCTCAGCCTTGCTTCTGGTGAACTCGTCAATCTTTTCAGGCAGACCGTCGATGTCTCCAACCTTGTGCCTGTGACTTGCGTCGGCTTTGTTTTCCCATCGTTGCGCATCTTCAGCGCCAATGATATCTCTTGACCGCCAAATTTTAGCCATCTGTTAGCACCTCCAGTCTATATTTGAATCGTGTTGTTGTTTCAATAGGAACGTATACATCAATGACAGACTGAGGTACGTTTGAACTGTCTAACAACTCAATCTTATTGATTTCTCTGATTGAGTCTGGTATCAAGAAATCAATCAACACAAAACGTTGCTCTCGTTGCTTCTGTATCGTTACAATCTGATTGTTGTTCAGTCTTGCTTTGCTGATTTTAGCTAGTACGGTTTCTGTAACTGTATTTAGTAACGCTTCTTTAATCATTGAATAAAACCTCCTCTTGTGGTCCTTCGTATTCAAAAGGTGTCACTCCTACAACTGCATAACCTGCTCTAGCGAAATCTACTGAAGTCTTGAATAACCGTTCTTTCAGCTTGACTCGTTCTGTTACTGTTGGGATATGCGTATATCCCATATTTGCTGGCTTTATTGCATTGACGAAAATAACCGACTCTCTGAAAAGTCCGCTCGTTTCTGCTCCTGACTCAATCAGTAAGACCTGATTAGCGAAATCTACTGAAGCCTTGTACTTTCCTTTTCCGAAAAGGTCGTCTAATTTGCGAATTAAAAACCACCATGAAAATGGTGGCCTCATATTGATCCGCAATAAAACACGCTCTCTTCTCCACTCCAACGTATCATCGGCATGAGCAACAATACCGTAGACTTCTTCAAATTTCGTTAAGGTAGGAACGTCACAATACATAATAAACTGGTTCTTGATGAACTGCTCTAATGAGACAGTCCCGTCTTTAAACAGAGCATTTTCAACCCGAATCAGTTCTTTCATATCCTTGACGCCCTCGTAGTAGTCTGGAACGTATTCAGATAAGTTTACTTCTTTTACCATTAAACCATCCTCACTGTTCCTTTATACGGCAATTGTTGTAATTGCCCTGTGAAAACAAGCGACAAATCAGCTTCACGGTTGTTCAGTTTCATCTTATCTACGTTTGCGATACCTGTAATGGTCAGTAGCTTAGCCATTAACTGAGAGCGATAGATTTTCATACTGTAGGTGTTAACATCTGAGTATTGCGCCCAGTTCTTTCTCAAGTCTAAGAAATACTGGTCTAGTGTCTTGTCTACCAGTTCTTTCACTTGATTTAACTGATATCCTGTCATCAACTCAAGTTCGAACTCAATATCAATCGGAAACCGTGTCGCAGTTGTAACTGTCACACGATGATTGATAGGAGCAAGTCCAACTCCTTTTCCAGTATATTCTAGTGGATCCAGGACATTTTGCACCTTCTTGATTGTCTCAGTAGATGCCAAGTTCAAGTCGTTGTCTAAAACAACCACTTTAACAGTTCCCGAGCCATTCCAAACTGGATAAACCTGAACTGCACCAACACCGTCAATTTCACGGACACGCTGAACGTACTCAATGAAGTTGCCACCAAACGGTTTCTCATTGACGTAAATCAAGAAGCGCTTCCGCAATTCATCGTCAGTCTCTTCATCTTGCCCAGACGTAACAATTTCCCCTAAGACCGCAGTAGCGAGGTTTCTGTAGTTTTCTAAAGGTAAGATATTGCCATAGTATCGATTTCCGACAACACCAGTCGTCTCACACTCTACTTCATACTTACCAGCTACATTCGTTTCACGAACCACTTTGTAGATGAGTGCAGCATCGTCAATTGTCGCAAAACGAGAACCTAGAGCGATTTGTACGCCTTCTTTTCTCTCATTTTTAAACTCCGCAAAGCGTACCGCTTTTTTTGACGGATAACGATGTAGACCAAACTCTTCAACCTTGTAGTCTAGATATTGGCCAATAGCAGTCTGTGGAAATGTATCTAGCAATAGATTTTTCAACTGCAGATAAAAACCAGCTAACTCGTAACAAGCAGGCGCTAATGCGTCATAGATGATAGAACCTTCCCGTGTATCAATATTTTCATTGACACGAGAAAGAGCGTCATTCATCAGATAATCAAACGTATATTTTTCTAAGAAATCACCTATCATTAATCAGCGTCACCTCCTTTTCAACTTTAAATAAACCGGATATAGTACGGACTTCAAAGACACAAAGCAAGCTGTCCTTGGTTTGCTGCTCGATGAAGAAATTTTGGACACTTTTAATTCTTGTATCAACTAACAAGGCTTGAGAAATTGTTCTCTCAAGGTCAGCTTTTACAAAATCATAAGGCTTTCCAATCAAGCGCTCCAATTCTACTCCATAGTTCGAAGAGTAAATAACCCACTCAAACCGTTCTGTAAGCAAAATCTTTTCAACTGCTTGCCTCATGGCTTCTAAGCCGTCAATATATCCGTGTATTCTGCCATTTTTCACTTGATAAGTGTAGGATGGCAAAACAACTTCTTCAATGTTTCGTATATCTACCATCTTCACTCCATCCTTTGTAAAACGTAGTATAATTGCCCGTTCTGGGCTTTAATCATTAAGACTTTGTCTCCTGCTTCAAGATCACGAAAAACAATCCATCTCTTATTGTCCCCTTCAGTATCTCCAGTGCGTAGTTCTTTAACCATCGGACTCAAGACTAAAAAGGACTCAGGGATTTCAAGTTTATTATTAACCTTGATTGTTAAAGGAGAAACGGATGTGACAGAGCCAAAAACAATATCTGTCCTGTCTGTCCCATCATCTACTCCTTGCGCCAAAAGGCGTGCTAATAACTCTCCTGCCATTATTCCAGCGTCCTCAATTCTAAATCCATTGTATGCACCTTATCCCACTTGTGGGTACATTTAGAGATGATGCCAAGACTGTTCTTCTTAATCCCTTCAGACTCTAAATCAGCAAAATCCAGTACAACACTGTTGCCTGCACTGATTCCAAGATGTCCTAAACAAGGAACTTTAAAAGTCTTTTTAGGATGATTTTTAGCTTTCAACAAGAGTTCAGCCTTCTGTTGAATCTGACTCTCATTCATCTTTTCATCCACTTTTTCGTGGTACTGCAACTTGCCCCAAAGAGCAACATTTTTAGAATCTTTCACGACGTAAACTTCACGCTTCTTACTCTGTTTGTTGTCCTTAGTCAGTTTCACATAGTTGTAACTATCATCGATAGAGCCTTCATAGTCAAAGTCTGTAGCTACGCTATCATCACCAATCACTAAGTCAGTAATCAGCGAATTTAACGCTATATGCTCGACTGTACCAAAGTTATCCCTGATGATGTACCACATGCCACCATGAATCAAAGTTAAGTCCAAAGCATTCTGGATCATCGCAAAATAAGTTTTCTTATCTTCGATTTTCTCCGGACACGTCCAGTTTCCTTCATCAACAACTTTGTACTCAAGTTCTGATATTTCGCAAATCTTACTAAAGATTTCATGACTCTTAGAGGCTTCAAACACGATTGTGTCAGTGTTTTTCAGGTACCTCATTCTGTCATAAGCAGTCACCGACCATTTCTTGGCTGATTTCCGCTTTTTCTTGAAAACTTTACCGTAAAAAATGCCCTTATCATCTACCTTGAAGCGAATAACATCCCCAAAGTTACAAGCAACCTGCGAGTCTATAATCATATCAAACTCAAGTTTCCCCGGCTGAAAATCAATACTAGTTTCCCATTTGACACCTCCAACCAACTCAGTGATATCAAAGACTTTACCGTCATTCACATCTTGAATCAGAAATTCCATCATAGGACTTGCACCGAATCAGCAGTAACCCAACCACGCCAACCGCCATCCAGCATGGTGACGTGATAAGGATGCGACCCTTTCATATTGATATAATTGACAAGCCTAGTTGCGTTTGACTCAGTTTGACCTGGGCCTTCTCCGTAGCTATCTCTATGAAGTTGCCCATTAACAAGCACCTTTGCACCGATAGTGACTTCTTTCTTTGTTGAGGGAGCTTGCTCTTTCTGAGGCTGACTAGCTTTCTTCTCTTCTGATACCTTCTTTTCGATTTTTACAAACCGAGCCTTGGCCATCTTGTATTCTTTGAAAGTGATGTCGTAGTAAACATCCTCATGAATACCAGCTTTTCTTTGTTGCTCAAAACTCTCAACTGTCGCAAGCATATTGATACCCACACCAGAGATAATCAAGCGACAAGGTTCTTTCCCATCCATGATTTTCTTTAAGAGTCGGACATAGGTTTCAGGCGTCCCTGATTTATTCAGGACATAAGAGCGGAAAGTGTCTCTCGGGAAGAATGAAGTGAAAGTAACCTCAGATAGTTTAGGAAAACTCATCTGGGTTATTTCTCCTAGCGCAATACTCGTTGTTGACTCGTTATTGGCGCTATTCTTCGTTTTTAGCTCTTCTGGATTGACAGGAAGTTGTGTGACTTGACCTTTGTACTCTACAAAAATACCAATCGCCATTTCTTTCTACCTCCTACGCAATTCCTAGGTCGCTATCGACCAAACCGACTATCTTTTCTTCAATTCTGTCAACCAAATCGTCGATATCCTGTTCAGTAGCGCTATTTTTAGACTCATATTTAACACTAACTTGAGGTGTTAGAACTTGGTAATCAATGATGTACTTACGTTCTGCAATATCACGCATCATCTTGATATCTTCGTCTTTCAGCTTGACTTCATCTTCAATCTTACCGACGTTCCCAATGTTCTTGCCTTTGCCTAGCTTGTCGCCCAGACCACCAGCACCACCAGAAGGAGCACCAGCCCCTGCAGGCGTTTGATTCATTTGGTCAAATTTAGAAGCAAGTTCGTCTTGACCTTTCATTTTATCAGCGAAGCCTTGCATAGCATCACCAACTCCTTGACCAAAAGCCTTAGTACCACTAAAAGCATTGCCAGCAGTTGAGAAAGGATTTTTCATCCCATCCCACAAACCGCCTGGAGTCATCATGTTAGCACGCATGCCGTCAAAAGATTCATAATCATCAGGAGCCTCTCCTGGATTAAACATCTCTCCCATCGCACGAATACCATTGGCAAAACTACCGTCATTAGACATGTAGCCCATTTCGCCAACTTTTCCTAGATTCACTCCTGGTATTTTATTTAAAGCGTCAATGATCCAGTTGATAGCTTTAATAGCCATATTGGCACCGGCTATAAAAGCATTACCGATAGATTGCGCTACATTGACTACCCCATCAACAAAGGAAGCAAAATAATCTAATACAGTTCGAATAAGATTATAAAATAACTTTCTGATGGAATAAATCGGGTGCTTAAAGACATTTCTCAAAAACTCTGCAATTGCTACACCAATGTTGTAAATGGCTATGAAGAAATTTACAATCGGTGCAATCATATACATGACAAGATTAATAACGAACATAATAATGTCATAAACAATCGTTCCGACAAAGACAAAGGCTGCAACGATAGCAGCTGCAACGTCTAAGAATGAAATCCCCATAGCGTTTAGAGCTGTACCGATTAATAGCGCGATTCCAATTACACCTATCAGTATCAGCATCAGCCAAGCCCAAGGTGCTCCTGCCATCAAACCCGCTACAAACATTGCAACACCTGCTATAAGAGCAACTGCCGCAAGAAGTGTTAATGCAGTCATGACTATATTGATGTTCTCAGTAACCCAGTTCCAACCTGCAACAAAGAGATTAAAAAGCCATAAAGCTATCTGGCCAATCGCAAACATAGCGGTCTCTAAACCTGCCATGAAGTTTTGTCCAGCGGTACTGTTTATGAACTCTTGCCATGCTTGAATTAAAGGCTGAAATGCGTATGAAGCAACGTTACCAACCTGTGTCATCATGTCGGCAAAGGTCATCGGCATTTTCGCAAATTCAGCGTTTGTTTCAACTGCTGAACCAAGCAAGGCACTCTTAAGAATATCTCCTGTTAATTGGCCATCTTTAGCCATTCCCCTCAATTGACCAACGCTGACACCAAGGTGTCTAGCTAGTTTTTGGGCAACAAGCGGAGCGTTCTCCATCATAGAGTTAAACTCATCACCACGCAGAACCCCTGAAGCAAGCGCCTGTGTGATTTGAAGTGTCCCTGCTTTTTGTTGTTCTAAACTTGCACCGCCGATTTTATAAAGTTTGTTCAACTGTTCAGCGAATGCAATAGCTTCATCATTGCTTTTAAAGGCTTCTCCAGCTTGTGAGCGTAGTTTAGCCACTGAGTCTGCCATGATACCGAAGCCAGTCCTTGAGCGTTGTGCTGCTGCCATGATACTATCTTGAAGTTCTTGGCCTGTCTTAGATCCGTCTTCTATTGTCTTAAGCCTTGCCATTGTCTGAATATAATCATCGCCTGACTTAATCAGACCACTCATTAAATTGGCCATTTGCCTCAAGGCTTGAATAGCAACCATGAAATTCAAAACACGAGAAATAGAAGTCATTCGACCAAGCATAGAAGTAGCAACACCTAAACCACCAACAAGAGGTCCAGTTGAAGGAAGTTTGGGAGCGATAGGTGTCGCCATTTTAGGCGCTACAGGGCTAGTAGCTTTAGGCGCAGTTAAATTCTTAGGCATATCTGCTTTGACTTTAATCGTTGCAGTTTGCGTCATCTTCTTGACACGTCTATCCAACTCGCCGAACTTAGCAATAGTCCTGTTGATTGTGCTATTAATTCGATTTAAAGGGCTTGAGAAATTATCTCTAAGCGCTAGTGTTTGCATTAATGTAGTCATCTTCTACCGTCTCCTCCTTCCTCTGCTTTTTCTTTCCATTTCTTTGTGTTCCTTTTCTTCTGCCTCTACTCGGATATCGATAAAGGCGAAAATCAAGGCTTTTTCACGTTTAGATAAACTATCCAAAAAGGACGGAGTCCAGTTGAATTGATGCAAACAGTAGTATGCATAACTCAACTCTGCGTCCCCGTCCTCTAGTCGTTTTTTGCTTCTTCAACAAGATCATTGATATCTTCATCAAATCCGTTAAGTGACTGAATTTCTTGCATTAGGGTAGCATATTCCCCAATCTTCAACATAGCTTTCAAGGTTGCTGCTTCATCCCCAACAGTACGATAAGACTCTTGTAATTGAGCGTCTTTTAAGTCTGGCGTAACAACACAGGCAGACATTAAAGAGTCAATGTACTTATCGTTGTTGAACTCAGGAATAGCCACACCTTGACGGTTTTTCTTCTTGATTGTCGCACGTTTCTTCAACGTATCGTTTAGACTTTCGTCAATACTACGAATGACGAAAGGAGATTTGAAACGTTTAAGGTGTACTTCCTTTGTTTCGTCCTGCTGAACGTTTTCTAGTAAAAAGTCTGAAATTGCCATTTATCTATCCTCTTTCTAACCTAATTTAGGCGCATTAAATTTTTCCAAGATATCCACATCTTCAAAAGTAAAGTTGACTTCTTCTTCCAAGAAATCTTCTTCAACTTTTAGTTGACCCATCACAACTTCATCAAGGTTACATTCACGCAAGATAGTTGTTTGACGACCGATTGAACTTGTCGCATCGTCATTGGTCACTTGGATATCAAAGAATGTATCACGACCATTCTTCATGTAGTCCAACATCATTTCCTTGAATGTTGAAGTGACACCGTAGATGGTCATCTTACCTTCTCCCTTGAAACCAGTCGCTTTTACTTGCGTACCACGTTTGTTAAGGGTGCGGACTTCTTCTTTGTTCTTCTTAACTGTCGCTTCAAGTTCCTTGATGTAGAACATGAACTCATTTCTTCCGTTGACGTGAATAAAAGCAGTACCTTCTTGACCGCTGATTACGTCACGACCTTTTAAAAAAGCCATACTATCTCCTTTCCTACTCTACTGTAACTGTCATGTACAGTTTTTCCATGCTGTCCACTGGTTTCACTTTAACGTTAACCACTACAGACTCTTTTAACTCACCACGTAGCACCTCGATGTCTTCAACTTTGAAGTCTTCAATAGCACCACGAGCCTCAAGGTCTTTGAAGTAGCGAATACGGTTCGCTTTGAACGCTTGACGTCCATCTTCGTTGTTGCTTACTTTACCAAGGAAATACTCAGAGAAAGCATAACGAGTGTCGTTCACGATATCGTCCAAGGTGCGCAAGATACGGTTTTTACGGAAGTCTTGGTTCTTCTCAATCGTGAAGCTGACGTGTGAGTTGATATCTTGTTCAACTACTGCACGGCCACGACGAGCAGTGAAGACAAACTGCCCTTTCAAGAGCGCATCTTCTGTCTCTGTATGGCTCAAACGACCCACAACATCAACAGAGTCTTCATACTTCTCATAAGTCAATGATTTCTCAACGCCAGCATTTGCGCTTGCAGCTGCAACCCAAACAGTCGCTTTCGTCTTATCAATAACCGTCTTATCAGACAAGATAACGCCGTTTTTAACGTTGATTACCGCTTCACTGTCAGCGTCAGAGTCCGCAACAACCAATTGAGCGCCCAGTCCTTCATCCTCACGCATCCGTTTGATGAAGTTGATAGCCGCCTTCTTGATAGAAGCGTCTTCTACTGGCAAAGCCATATAGTTGAATTCAACTGTTTCAAGCGCCTTGAAGTATTCCGAGTAATCTTGAGTTGATACTGTTCCATCAGTACCGCCAGTCAATTTAGCACCAGCCACTGCCTGCAGTTCGCCAGTTCCTGAAAATTCAACTAGATCATTGTTTTTTAAATCAGCCAAGACTTTTACAGTTTGCGAGTCCATGACTACTGTATCAAGGAATGTGACAACATCAAATGAACTTGGGTCGTCTACGTTTGTTTTAACCGTTACTGTAATGTCATTCCCACGGACACCGCTATATTTAGCTTGAGCCGTTACGTTATCCGAAAGGCTTACGTTTGCCTTTTCGCCCGTATTCAGACGATAAAGCAAGACCTCGCTAACACGTTTGAATGCTTCATTTAGCAACAATAGTTGTGGGCTTTCTTGCTCATAACCTAGCTTCTTAAATAGGTCTTCACCACGTCGGATTTTCATCAATTTCTTTGATTGACCGAAACTGAGTGCCAACGGTACTGTTACAACACCATCACCACCAAGACGTGTCATTGCAATGTCTTTTGATTTGACGTTGATGTAAGCACCTGGTCTTACTTTATTTTGGCGTTTCCAAATTCCACCTGCCATTACTTAATCTTCCTTCCTAGTTCGTATTCTAGTTTTACTCGTGCTTCTTCCAAACTATAAGACTCTTCTGGGTCTAAAATAGCCCCCAAGATGTCTTTTTCTCCGTTGGTAAAAGCGCTACTTTCCAAAATGTCCGCAGTAGGGAACACAATTCCGTCTACATTATCCATCTTTTACCTCTTCTTTCACTTTCAATTCACGTTGTTTGATATCTTCCTCTTCTAACTTCAAGCGTGTGCTTGCGTTAAAAATACAGTGCAGAACATTGTCAACCACTTCATACTGGCGGTCAAATAAATGAATCGTCGGCAAGTGTAAGAGTTTATAACTCAATTCTTCCTGCATTGCTAAACACTCGCTACGCTTTTTCTTAGGAGGAAAATAAGACAAATCCACTTTAGAACGTACTTTCACATACTTGTTAGCTTCTGGAGTGTACTTAGTATCGACCACATGGATAAAAAAACAAGGCTCTTTAAAACCTTGTTCTACTTCGTCCAGATAAATCCTGATGTCAGGATATAACCCCTTGATATGACTAACCAACTCCTCGACTAACCGAAAGCCTTTATTTGCCATTTCCTAACACTACCTTTCTCATAAAGCCATCATACTTATCACGGACACGCTTTTCCATATCGCTTTTAGTATCTTCAACCGTTTTGTGAAGGAAAAATTGCCCTGGAACAAAGCCACCATTGACTGTCTTATGCCCGTACTCAACGTGTGGAGCATAGTAGACCTTGTTATAAACTCTCTGCTTATAAGTTCGTCCAGATACTTCAATATGGCTTTTAGACCAGCCTTTTTGCAAGGTTCCGCCCTGTTTTCCATGAGCACTTGCCCAAAATTTGACGTGTTTGCCATCTTTGGTTGTGAACTCGACCCAATGATCCGTATAAACACCGACAGGTGTTCTCTCTTTCACTTTGGACTTTAGTTCTGTACCTTCATAATTCAAGGTCTGTCTCATAAATCGGTCTACTTTCGCATGATTCGCATTCCTGTTGAAGTTATTAGCAAACTTAGCGAAACTACGATAATCAAAACTGCCACTCATGACTTGCCCTCTAGCTTTATAGCAATTTCTTGGTGTGACCAATACTGATCAATAGGCACATTAGACCGTGTAAACACTTTAACGTGCCCATTTCTATCAGTCACCTCAATCTTGCAACCTGCAGGAATATCATAGACAACTGAGCAAAAGAGCTTCATATCATAGCCATTTGCTTGATAGTCGCTCCCGTTCGTTGAACTATTGTTCATTTGCGAAATCCTGCAAGGAATGTCCTCTAATAGCACGCTTTCTGACATACTGGTCAAACCGTCTATCTCTTGCTCTGTATAACCTTTAACCGTCATTTTACAGTCATACAAGCAATCAAAGACTGTCTTAGCATATTCGGTCATAGTAGCTTCCTAAAACGATTCAACTGGCGCTTGTAGCGCTCAAGTGATGACGGCACTTGTTTCATTCGTTGAATCATTTCATAAGGACTAACCTTTTCGATTGTCGTATCACCCATTTTGATACTCTTGACCGAAAAGTCCTCTGCGTCAGCTTTTTCAGCAAGAACGCTTTGCTCCTTGACCTTGTCCAGTAAGTCGTTGGTCATGTCTATCCATACGTTCTCTAAACGTCCAGGCACACTGTCTTGGTGAATATAATTCAAAATCTCGTTTTCTGCTTGGGTCAAAGCGTAATGGAGAACTTCCATGTCTTTGAAATAATTATCCTGACGCATTTTCCGAACGCATGAGATCAAGTACATTGTGTTGTCTTGTTTCAATTCTTGAATCATATTCTGTTACCCAATCTATTTGCCAATTTTGTGTTTCAAAGCAATAATACCGATGTTCTTAGGCTCGTAAACACGTTTCCAGTTCTTGAATTTAGCCAAGTCAGCGTTTGATGGAGTGATGTTTCCAGCATCCACTTCTGCGCCAGTCCATTTCACACCGTATGGGTGCATAACAAGGGCACGACGAGTGTAAATCATGTCGTTACCTTTAGCTGCTTCACGAGAAGTTTCAAACGTAGTCAATCCTGATGGATTTCCTGTGTTAAGACCGATTGAACCTGTGCGGAAAAGATATGAAGTATAGATATCTCCTGCTGGTGCAATACCATCATCGATAATGACACGGTAACCAAGGTAGGTTGGAATGTTGATAGTCGCAGTTGTTGGCTGGATGTATTGAATCAAGTTATCTTTTTGTAGTTTTGTATAAACCGCTGAGTGCATAGCAATCGCAGTAACTTGATCAGCAGAATCTCCAAGCAATTGTTTAGCGTCCAATACCATAGCTGCATCGATACCAGTAGACGCTTTTGATTGGTCTGATACGTGAGTTTCTTCAAGCGCACCTTTCTCTCCACCTGTTCCAGTAGCAAAGATACCATTCAAGGTAGCAATCAAGGCTTTTTGGTCTTCACGTAGCCAGTAGGCACCGATACGGTTCAAGATAGCACGCACTGGGTCAGAACCAGCTACAATACCAGTCAATTCGTTGGCAGCCCAACCACGTCCACGATAAAGAACGCAGGCAATGTCTGCTCCAGCAGTGATTTTGCCAGTTTCTAGGGCTTTGTCGCCATTTCCGAGAACTTCAGAATCACCAGTAAGGTCATTCCAGAAAGGCATGTTGACCAAAAGACCACCAGATGTAATGTTTTTAGAGACACGTTCGTCTGATACTGCAATACCACTTTGAACGAAAGCAGATTTAGCAGCAGTGTACTGTTGCATGTAGGCATTGTACTGTTGAGGTGTAATCGTGTCTAGAATTTTTGTAATTTCATTAGCCATTAGTTATTTTCTCCTTGTTGTTCTAAAAATTGAGTTAGGTTGACATCAGGATTGCTCAAAGCAGTTTCCCAATTCCCTAAATTAGCACCTTGCCCATCGCCTTGATTTGGCGTATATTGGGCTTGTTTCTCCCCGTTAAAGAGATATGGACTCTTAGCACGCTGAGCTTCGATTTGCTCAGTCAAGCCAATCAATTTGCCATCTTTTACAGAGATTTCGTCTTTGTTTAAGATTTTTTCAAAAATTTCTGCGTCTCGAACGCCAGCTTTTGTCAACTCAGCATCGATTAAGCGAGATTTGTTCTCATCTGCTAGTTTCGTCTCAAGCGCTTCTGTATCTTGTTTGTACTTAGCTTGTAAGTCCTCTAGCTTTTGCTGAATGTCTTCAACATCTGCGCCTTTTTTCTTTAGATCATTCAAATCTTTGTCACGTTGTGTCAGCTGTCCACGCACGCTCTCCAATTCGCTTTCTTTACTTGCCACATCATCCTTAAATTTTTGGACAGAAGCACCATACAAAGCGAAGACTTGAGAAATTTGGTCTTCAGTTAAGCCGATGTTTGCTAGTTGTTCTTTTTTCATTTTGAAAATCCTTTCCTCTACGCTAGGCTTTTTAGGTGTTCTCCATCACCAGTCGCTCCGCTTTTGTTAGGACTACGGACTTGTCCAATAGTTGAACCTTTTAACGCCGTGCTCAGGGCATAAGAAAACCGCCTCGATTTCGGTGCGGTTAGGTTATTTATTTTTCAATTGTTTTAGTTTCTTTCTGTATTCAATTCCGACTTTTAGAGTTGAAATGACTGTTGAAATCACTTCAAATAATTTAATTATTGCGAACAAAATTAACGCAAAAAATATAATCCAACCTAATAAAATTGATACTAAATCCCAAATAAACATGTTTTACTCCTTTTAATGTCACAATCAATCAACTTTATACGATAATGAATGAATGTCGGTTAATATTTTAGGTAGTAACTCAATCGCGCTAAACGTATCCGTCCCATAAATATCTAACTCTAATTTCACTGTTACTGAGTCTGCTGAGTCATTTTCGCTTGATCCTGTAAATTCTACGTTAGTTATCCCAATTCTTGCTGTATCCATTTTTAATCCTTTCTGGGCACGAAAAAAGCACTTAGATTTCTCTAGGTGCTTATTTATCTAATCGGTAAACCTTTTGCGTAAGCTTCTTTAGCCTCCGCAAGTGTCATTTTATTAGGACCGCCATCAATATTAAATGCTCCCGTATTTTGCCAATGACAAACATCACAAATATCATAAGTTTCTACTAAATTTCCACATACGGGGCAATGCACATGTTCCCATCCGTCAATCATTATTATATTCTTTTTTATAGTCGTCATGGTAATATTCCTCTCCTTCATCTGGCTTAAACATAGTTGTTATTCTCGCTTTTCCTGAGGCATTTCTTTTCCCAATCGCAATTGTCCCCGTTTCTCGATTAAATCGAACTCTTCTTTCTCCAGTATCATAGCCTATAATATTTTTAGAGACAACAGAAGATAATAAATTTCTAGCCAATTGTTGATATTCTTCAGGGCTTTCCGCTCCGAACTCTTTCCCATGACTTTCGAAATGTCCATTTAAAGATTTCTCAGTAGGAAACTTGGACTTTGCCCATCTGATGCGGTCTTTTAGATCCTTATATCCCTCAGCATCATTATACTTCAAATCATAGAAGCCTGCAAATGTTTTGGGCATATTTTGAGAGCCTAAAACCTGCCTATAAGCTATGAACTGTTCCTTGGATCTGCGGACTCTGTCCTTTTCCAATCGTTCAGCTTGTAGCTTGTCTTTGATAGCAGTCTGGCCATACTTATCAAGTTGCTGCTTTCTCCAATCCTTGAAGGTCTGACCGCTTTCTACCTCGTAGCCTTTTCCTGTTTCAATATCTCTTGCATAGCGTTTCCCACCTTTTTCTAAGGCAGGAACCGTCGTACATCGACAATGAGGGTGCATAGTAGGATAATTCACGCCCTTTTCTGCATCCTTAACAAGAAATACCTTACCGTCTAACTCGCCACAAATAGGGCATGTGTGAACTTCTAAGGTCGCTAGATACCTGTACTTCTTGATATTGTCGTCCTGATATTCATCCAGCGTTGCCTGAGCCTGAATTCCGTTCGTTTCCGTCTGCAAAACAGTCACTGCACGATTACGAGCACGTTCAAACTCAATTGCTAGAAGTTTACTGGACTGGTCTATCGGATAGCCTCGGTTTAAATCGTTGGTTACAAGCGACTCTACTCTACTAACCAGTTCGTCCATATTGCTACCCCAAACACGCTCAGAGAACCGCTTGCCTTTGAAGTTTTCGTTGATTGCCTTTTGAAGATACTCTTCTTCTAGGCGCTCAGGCTTGAAATTCGGTTCTCTTTTGGTCTGTTTATGGTAGTTGTAAGCACGATTTAAGTAAGTTTCTTGGTAGGTTTGTTTGAGATGTGTTTCTATTCGCTTGTTGATTTTGCCAGTCATTTCAGCGATATCCATCTCAACACCAGCAAACAAGGCATCTGCATTTGTTTTGACCTTTATTGACCTTGACCACTCTGTTAAATCAGGATGTTTCTTAACAAAGCCAGCAATCTCTTGCTTGGTTTTCATTTGGTCAGCCTTAGTCAGAGATAACAGATAAAATGGTAGTGAGTCGCTACGATTTTTAGATACCCTCTCAAACGCCTCTAAACGCCCTGTAATGCGTTTTAGTGTTCTGCGGTATAAATTATCGATGTAGTCTATTATCTCGCTGAAGTCGTCAATCTGAGCCAGCTCATATAGCAATCTGTCTTTCTCTTCTCGGCTGAGGTCGTCAAGTGATTCGATAAAGGCAATTTTCTCTTCTTTATTCAGCTTCCGACTCATGCTCTAACTCTTCCATATCGTAGGCTTTTTCAGGGCGTTCCTCTTGTTCAGCTTTCTGCAAGCGCAGTTCATCCTGCCAATCTTCTACAATCGGATTCGATTTAGCCACATTCTCTCTTGATGTGATAGTTGCGAGAGTAGAAACCACTTGAGCCATTTCTGTATCGTTATTGATTGAGTTCCGTGTCCATGTTTGCTTGATTTTGAGTTTGTCGGATAACCCTAGATGTTTCAAGATCATCTTAACGAGTGTGGCATATCCGCTTCTAAACTGAGTTTCCATGTTGCCAGCTTTTAACTCTAAGAGCGAGTATAGAAACTTCAAAGCAACACCAGAACTGTTCCCCAGCTTATCTGTTTCGGGGTTAACCCCTTGGCCACTGATAAAGATTTGTTTCTTAGTCCGCTCTAAAATCAGATTTCTTGCTTCGGTTGGGATGTCAATCGCAATAGTTGTAACACCTGACTGGTCTCCCATACCGTCGTTGTCCATCTTAATCATCTTGTAGCGCTTCAAATCCTCTAGAAACTCTTGCTTGTCCTGCCCACCGTAGTTAGTAAGGACAAAGATAACCTCTTGAACATCGTCTGTGTCATTGACAAATCCACTAAAGACTTTGTCGTAAACATCAACTAGGTCTTTGATTGGTTTCAAGTCATTGGTCTCGATTTCGTTATTCTTGAACGGAATAAAAGGCACAAGGCCAAAATCATGCTTGAAACTATTGTCGCTTGAGCGGTCGCCATTCATGGTATCAACCAAAGAGATTGCTTGGAATGTTTCTAATTCTTCCAGTGGTTTATTTTCTTCGTGACGATAGAAAGAGCACTCTTTGTCGTTCCAGTATTCGTAAACAGTGTAATTCTTACCATCTGTTTCATCAATACTAGAGTAAACTCGCAGTACCCCAATCAACTTCTTATCCAAAGACTTTGAGTAGATAGGTATCACTTCTTTTGAGTCCACGCAAGCATATCTAAACGAATTGTCACTAGCGTCTTTCCAAACGTGAAGCCAAGCGATACCAGCATTTCCTGCATTAACGCACAGTTGCTTGCTGATACGTTCATAATCGTCTCCTAAGACGTCTACAATCTTATCATTAACACTTTTATCATCCACGTCGAATGTAGGCGGATAGGTCAACGCATAAGCCTTTTTCTGGTCAAGCAATAACTGGTGCCAGTTGTGACTAATACGGTTGTCAGCATTACGAAACGCATTATCTTCTGCTTTAGCTTCGTTCTCAGCTCCTTTTTTATCGGCAGGCTTACGCTTTCGTTTAATATCATTCTCGTTACGATAGTATTTCTCGGCTTCAGCTGCTTGTGAGACAAACTTTCCATGTTTGACCATCTGCGACGAGATTATATTTTTAATTACTTCTATTTCCAAACAGTCATACCTCCTGACTTGAATAATACTGTATAGCAGAAATAACGTAGGGCGTCCATTGCGTGGTCGAACTGTTTGATAGGCTTGTCCTCGCCGTTTGCTGAGGCTTTCTCGTCCCAAACATAAGCATGGAACTCTTTCAGCGTATTCACACAACTCTCATGTACTGCTATTTTCTCTTGGCCTAGCATAGAACCAACAAAACGAATACCTTCAAGGACATTATTTCTAGCTTTTTTGATTTTGTATCCTCGCTTCTTCAATTCGGCAATGAATGAAGCAGCAGACGGGTCAATAATAATACGTTCGATGTTCGTATCTCCTAGCCAAGCAGTTAGATCATCAGCATACTCAGCATTGGTCTTCTGTACGTTCTCGTCACGACCTGAGTAATAATATTCCCTTGTTAAGTAATACTTGCCATTGATGTCTTTTTCCCACAAAAGAAAAACGGTCGCATTCTGCGTACCGTAGTCGACCGAAACATATTTGCCCAGTTTACTCATTTCTGGCAAGGTTGATACAACATGCTTATCCTTACTGAACATATCGTAGACAATACCTTCTGCAACCGTCCAAAGACCTTGAATGTAGCGCTGATAGAAAACACCTTGATATTGGCTTCTGTAACGCTTCTTGATGTTCTCTGAAAGAGAAAGGTTATCATCCATGTCAAAATGCAGATAAAGCATATTCTTTGTTTCTGCTTTGTCTATCCAGTTGACTTTAAACCAATGATAAGGCCCGTCTGGGTTGCAGTTGAACCACCACTTAGAACCTGTCACAGAGCAACGCCCTGTGCCCTGGTTAACAAAGGACTCAGGCATAAGCGCCACTTCATCGAAAAAGATACCTGCCAGCGTTAAACCTTGAATAAGATCCTGTGAACTCTCGTCCTTACCACCGAAGATATAGAAATCATTCGACACGTCGCCTTTTGTGATTTCTATCAAGTTATCCGTCCGATGATAGACGTAGCTAAAACCTCTTGACTGTATCATAACCAACAACAGTTTCAGGACGTTACGATTGAAAGATCCGATTGTCTTACCACACATCGCAAAGTTCTGATGGTTGAATGATGTCATCGCCCAGATAACAAAAGCTAGGCTCATAGAGACAGTCTTACCAGAACGGATAGCGCCATCAGCAATAATGCCTTCTGATTCATGGACTGGAGAGTTCCAAAGCCACCAAGTCAACACTTTCTTCTGCTTTTTGCTAAAAGGTTGAAATTTGAATGTATTGGTTTGCATTCTTAATCTAGCCAAGTTTCTTCAACCACCCCTTCTAGAGATTTAATAAAGCCATCGTCATGAACGTTCTCAGGCTCGTCTTCAGATAATTTAGACTTCATTACCTCAATTCTCAATCTCTGCTCCTCTGTAGCAAGGCTTGAGCGAGTCAATTCATCATATGTTTTAATCATATTTCTAAGTTCTGACTGTATTCTTGCAATTGCAGCTAAAGCCTTACCCTGCTTATCCCAAGCAGTGTGAACTTCATAGCTTTCTCCGCCTTTTGCTGTGCTTGCAATAAGCATAGTGGTTGTATCATCAACGTCCTGAACGTACAGAATGCGCTGGGCATGCAAAAGATTAGCATAGGTTAGCTGAATGTTCTCCCAAAGAATATCAATTGGTTGCTTATCTGCCAGTTGCTCGTATATCTCATGCACTCCTTGAGGTAGATACTTAGCAAACAGGCCATGTTTAAGGGCGTTTTGATTACCTATACTTCCGCCTTTGCTGTTCTTATTGCCTTTCGGCGCTCCCCGTTTCCTTTTTGTAGTACTACATTCATCTTTTGAAGTACTACAATCGCTCCATTTATCTCTTAACTTCCAAACTGAGATAGTTTTTTCAGGCACACCCAACATGTCACCAATCTTGCGGTTAGTGATGTTTCCGTTATTCTGCTTATAAATCTCAAAAGCTTTATCTCGGTTTGGGTCTCGTGCTCTGCCCAACCTATTACCTCCTATTTGTCCGTTTTGTAAATCAAAAAAGCCACTCAAAGAGTGACTGTATGCGGTAAGTGGGTGCCTCCCCCACCAGA